GAATGAAAGGGGGCGTGAATGGAAACGTGCATGACTGCTAAGGATGTGGCGGCGTTTGTCCAACTGTCTTTGACAACTGTCCGGCGTTTGACAATGAACAAGGAAATCCCTTTTTACAAAATAAATCGGAGCGTCCGCTACAGGCTAGAAGAAATCGAATTGTGGCTTGAGAACCGAAAACAGGAAGCGGAAAAAAAGGGCAAAAAACAGGGTAAAGCGTCTACTTCTGATAAGGCAAAAACCGAGGGCAAGGCATGACAGACAATGAAAAAGTGGTCGAGGAAGCCAGAGCTTCCATGCTTCCCTATGAGAGCTGGCAAAGGCTGACTAAGGAAAGCTCAAAGGCGTTTGCGGCTTTTTGCGCTTTCAGAGATTGCGGGGCTGAACGCAGTATCCGCAAGGCTGTTGATGATACAGAAAAGGACGAAGCTGTCCGGGCAAAGCGTTACAACGTCTGGCGTAATTGGGCTACGCAATACCATTGGCGGGAGAGGGCTGCTGATTATGACAAATACATTGAAAGGCTGAAACAAGAGGAGCTGCGGAAAACCATAGAAGCCCAGGGCGAAAAGCACAGGGAAGTTACAGGGAAAATGCTCGATGTGGTTTCCAAGAAGCTTGACCTTATGAACCCGGAAGATTTGTCGCAAGGCAACCTGACCGAATGGGTACAGACGGCAATCAAGGCAGAGCGTGAGGCTGGACAATTTGCTGACACAAATTGTCTCGGAGTTTCGGCAAGCCGAAACTCCAGCGTTAAACAAAGCGAGCTAAATTTTGTGTCTGATTTTGAAGGGCTGTAATGGGTACTACGGTTTTGTTCAAGCCTACTGCAATCCAGCGTAAAGCTTTGGCTCTACTGAAAAGCGGGGCTAAACATATTTTGCTTTTTGGCGGCTCACGTTCCGGAAAAACTACTGTGCTGGTGATGGCGATTATCTACAGGGCGTTAAAGTTTGCCGGGTCCAGGCATTTGATTTGCCGTTACCGCGCTAAGGATGCTCGTTCTTCTGTCCTGCGGGAAACGCTTATGCCGTGGCTTGATAACACCGTGGGAAAAGACGGCTACACCTATTTAGCCCATGAAAGCATGGTTACCCTTTTTAATTCTTCTGAAATTTGGATTGGCGGTTTGGGAGACCGTGAACAAGCGGACAAAATACTCGGACATGAGTACAACACGATTTATTTTAACGAGATAAGCCAGCTTTCTTATGCTGCTGTAACAACGGCATATTCACGGCTGGCAATGAGAATAAAGGATTGCCGGAACCTGTTTTACTACGACTGCAATCCTGGCAGCCCCTTGCATTGGGCATACAAAATCTTCGTGCTTAAGCGGACGTTCCTTTCCGGCGAACCGCTTGAAAAACCAGAACTGTATCAATCCATGTTACTGAACCCGGAAGATAACCGAGACAACCTTCCGGAAGATTATATTTCTGACATTCTTGATGTCTTGCCTGAAAAACAGAAGGCTCGTTTCCGTGATGGGCTATGGGTGAAAGCTGAGGGCGTTATCTATGACAAGTTTGATGAGTCAATGATTGTGCGTTCATCGGAATTGCCTGAACGCTTTGACCGCTACGCTGCGGGCCAGGACTTTGGCTTGAATATCACTTTCGTCAAAATTGGCTGGGTTGGCGATGTGGTTTATGTAATAGGCGATTATGGGGCTTTCTGTATGACCAGCCAGTCTTTTAATGAGGAATTGGGCGCGAGGGGCTTGCTGGAATGCCCTGATGGGATGGGGCTTCCTGTGTACTGCGATCCTGCTGGCGGGGAACGAATACAGGAAATTACAGGGGGCGTTAAAGCCAATAACAGCGTAGAAAGCGGGATTGACTATATTAGCGCAAAGATTGAACGAAAACAGTTTTTTATTTGCGACAAGTGTACCGGGGTTTTATCGGAAATATGGGATTACTGCCGTGATGAAGCGGGAGAGATTGTAAAAGTAAACGACCATTTTTTGGATGCGCTTCGCTATGCGGTGTTCTCTGATGTGCAGTATGGGGTAATTCTGGCGTGAACCTTTTACAAAGAATTACATCTACCTTTAAGCGACAATCTATAAGCCGTCAGGTAAATAAAGGGGTGGTAGGTGAAACTGGTGGCGGGTTTTTGTTGACCGATAACGACTATTTTAGTAATTTTTATAAAGAGCCGCAAATTGGGGATTCATATCTACTCAATGCGTGGGTCAACATTGCAGTAAATATTCTTATCCGTAATATCGCAAGGGCTGATTTTATTATCAAAAAAGGCGGGGACGATATAACGGATGGCGCTATATACAGTCTATTTCGTAAACCTAATCCTACTTTAAGCCGTTACGACCTTTGGAAAGAAACTGCCGGCTGGTGGTTTACTGAAGGAGAAGCTTTCTGGTGGTTTGGCGAAGATTACGGCGGCGGGCTTCCAAAAGAAATTTATATTCTTGATCCAAGAAAAATGCGGCATGAGGGAGAGCTAAGGGGAGGGATTGATTTTGGTTTCAAGAATATGCCTAAACGCTGGTTTTACCATACTGGCTTTGAGCTTATTCCAATCCTCGCCGATGAGCTTATTCATTTCCGTGAATGGAATCCGTGGAATTCTACAAGAGGGGTTAATCCTCTTGTCTCTTTAGCATTGGAACTTGACCAGGACTACTACGCCAATAAAGCAAATTCGCAGTTGCTAAAAAATAATGCAATCCCCCAAGGCATCTTAAAAACCGAACAAACATTGAGGCCGGAAGAAGCTGACCAGATTGAAAAGCGATGGGAAAGCAAGTATGGGCAAGTAAAAACGGGGCGCAAGATTGCAGTCCTCGGAAAAGGGACTAATTTTGAGCCGCTTTCTTTCACGCCTGAAGTTGTAAAACTTTTTGAACTGAAACGCTGGAACCTCTACACGATACTAGCCAAGTACGGCATACCGCCAAGAGTGGCTAACATTAGCGATAAGTCTACAGCACTTTCCGGCAAGGATACCGCCGAACAGCACAGCGCATTTTGGAAATACACTTTAATCCCCATCCTACGGCAATTTGAACAAATTCTTGAAAGCCAGTTTTTTATAAGGTTTGGCTTACAGGAGCGCGGTGTCTTTGATCTTTGGGATGTACCCGAGTTGCAGGAAAGCGAAGACGCGCAGAGCAAAAGGGACATTGCGGAAATTACCGCAGGGTTAAAAACAATAAACGATGTCTTGATAGAACGTGGCAAGGAACCAAAGCCCTGGGGCGATATGTGGTATAGACCGCAAAATTTAGTTCCTACCTCTCACTCCAACAAAAAGGAGATGAAGGGTGAATAGTCATGCCTGGGGGTACATTGGTGATTAGCAAAGCTAAATTATTATACCCAAATATACAACATATTCTAAACCAAACAGGCTTTTACAATGTGGTCTTTACCGGATTAGAGCGTGAAAGCTTGTATAAAAAAATAAAGGAGATGAAACCCGGCATTGTTTTAATTGACTGTGATTATAACCATGCGGCGACTCCGTTTGTTGTTGGAGAAATTCTCTATAAGTGCAAGGATTTGAATATAGCCGCTATCGCTACTAATGATTATCCCCTGACAATCGCAGCGTGGTTTATCTGGTTCGGTGCTAAATCGTGCGTCCATTTGTGGTGCAGCGGCATGGATGAATTCAAGCATGGATTAAAGGAAGTGAAGAAAGGGCATGAATATATTTCGCCTGTAATAAGAAGTATTCTTAACCTTTATCCTGAATGGCCGAAAATAAAAAACTACACTACCAAAAGACAATTTGCATTTTTGATTTTATTGTGCTGTGGGCTTTCCGCAGATGATATAGCTGAGGAATTTAATTTGACAAGAAAAACTATAGATAACACTTTGAACGCTATGTTCCGTATTTTCCATGTCCACAGCCAAACAGAGCTTATGTCCCGCGCCTGGACTAGCGGATTAGTAAATAAAGAGGATTTACGGTTTTACCGAAAAGACAAAAAAATAAAGTTTCCAAAATGGGCTGTTGCCATACAAAAAAAGAACAAACAGCTACAGGAAATTTATGAAAAGGTTTATGGGGGTAAAGAATGATTGTTAGAACGAAAAGCGGAGAATTCAAGTCTGGAAATGTTTCTGTGCTACTGGATTTTTTAGGTTTAAAAAAAGAGGCGGCGGGGCTTTATAAGGTAGATGAAGAAATTGAACTGATGGCTTCCGTTCCATTCCACCTAACGACTGATGTCGAGGCAGGGCAGGGTTTTTTGTGGACGCTCTCTACTTATGACCTTGACAGGTTTTCCGAAAGGATAGATCCGCAGGGCTGGGACTTTAAGCGGTTCATGGACAATCCTGTTGTCGAGTGGGCGCATCGCTTTGACATTCCGGCTATTGGGAAAATCGAGGGGCTTGCTGTTGATGACAAGGGGCTGCATGGCGTTGTGTTCTTCAACGATAAAAGTTTTGACGCTTTTGGCTGGTCAATCGGACAGCGGGTAAAGGCTGGGGTCATTCGGGCTGGTTCGGTTGGGTTTAAGCCCATCGAGATTGAAATCCCATCCAAAGAGGAAAGCAAGGATGGAACATCGTTAATATTCCGCAAGCAAGAACTATTAGAATTTTCAATCTGCAATGTTCCGGCTAATCCGTTTGCGCTGGCAAAAACAAATGAGGATTTAGGAATGAGGAATGAAAAAAGCGATAATGCAAATCCATTTTGGAATTGCTTAATCAATAATTTACAGGAGTAAACCTATGGACGAACTGTTAAAGGCTATCAAAACAAAAATAGCCGAGATGAGGAAAATCGAGTTGACTGGCTTCACTAACACTGAAACGGCAACCGCTTATTTTCAGGAAAAAGAGGCAATTCTTGAGGGGATTGTAAAAACGCTGGAGACTATAA